GAAGAGGGGGTAGAAGGAGTAGAAGAAACTAATTTTGTTTGAGGAGTTGTTCCTTTATTAGATTTGTAGCTTTGACACCAATAATTTTCTTTAATAGGAGCACTCCATTTATTGCAAATATTATTTTGGTTAAAATAACAATTAGTGCATCCTTGTTTTTTATGGTTTCCCACATTACCTAATTGATACGAACTAGGAAGAGCATTTGGAATTAAGTCCCCTGTGAACTGGTAAACTCTATTTAAATTAATTTTTTTCACACCAGGTGTATCTGCATAAAATTGAAGATAGTTGTGGTTTAAATATTGGCTTAACCCATATGCTTTTTGATTAAGTTCTCTATATTCAACAGATTTTTTATTTTCTAAAGCAACTTCTTCTTTAATCCCCGAAATCACCCAAGGTAAGGTAAATGTTGAGTAGATATTTGATTGGATTTCTTTAGATTTATTTGTGATTAAATCAAAATCCATTATATCTATTTCAATAAATAGGGATTCATTATTCTTTTTACAAAAATACCTAGTAAATTCTCCAACTTCATAATTTTCTTTAGTAATAGTAGGAAAAATATATTTTGGTGGTCTTGGGGCTTTTACATCTTTAATACCTTTAAGTCTTAAATAATCTAAAGTAGAAGTATTAAAATTGTAGGCACTAGTAGTTTCACTTCCTACAATATAAGGTTCAAGCTCTGAGGAATTAGAAGCAGCATCAAAGCCTCCTTTTACTAACTCAATTAATGTAAGTTCACTATCAGGGTTTTTACCTACATAAAATTTTTTATTAGAAGTAGCCCAGTAAAATCCTACATAAGGTTGTCCTGTAGTGAGGATTTTTAATTCACCCCCACTATATAAACTAGTTTGTATTTGGGATTTAGGAAAATACATTAGCTATACGTTCCCGGATAAATATTAAGATCTAATTCTAATATTTCTTGGGCTGTAAGCTCTGTAAATGATTTGCCTAATTGGATTGCTTTGTCTTGTGCTTTTTGAGAAGCATCATAAGAATCAAATTTCATCCCAAAATGTAAGGGATCATATTTTGTAAAAGTAGCTCCCCAACTAGAACATTTAGACCCATTTAGGGCATCTATAATACCTAATAAAGCCCATTCTTCAGGAGTATTATCATTATCTCTTACTTTTTGCCCAGTTGCTAAATCCCATAAAGTAAGATCTAAAGCACACCCATAATTGTGAGGGGATTTACCTGGGGATGCTGAAACATCATTATTACTTTGTTTTCTTTGGTCTTCAAAAGTTCTAACTGCTGAGTTTATATTAATTTTAAGACCTTGCATACTAGGGTGTTTAAGGGCTTTTTCTAAAAAGTCTTTAATGTAAGGAGAAACTTTAGAATTAACATATTGTGCTACTGTAGCGGGGTCAGTAGGAGTATAAGGAATTACCCCAAAACTTCTGTTTAATGACCAACAATCTCCCCACCAAAGTTCTGCTGGAAGAGAAGGGTTTGTAGGGCCTGAAAGGTTAGCTCCTCCTTGGGGTTGGCCTGGTTTAGAATTAGTAGGAGAGGTTGTTGGTGCTCCACTTAAGATTCCTACAGATTCAAAAGTAAGAGATGCAGCATTAGATTGTTTAGAAGTCCATGATAAAGCATTTATATTAGTAGTCCATTCATTATCAGTAACATCGTGAGATACTCCTTGTATTATAAAATTTACGTTATTAGGGTATGAAGGAGGTAAAATATAATCGGGAGTTATATCAAATTTTTCATATTGTTTAAATCCTGATATACCATTTAAAGAGAGTTTAAGTTCTACGGGGATGAAAAAGGGGGATGTAATTTCTCCGGCTCCTGCTCTCCATTGTAAATCATAATTAAGAATTTGATCTAAAATAGTATCCATTTCATTTATAACTTCTTGTGAAGGAAGAACAAAAGAATTATAAAGTATTTCAAAATGGGATGATAATTTAGATATATCGTTTAAAAAATATTCATAAGGATTAGTTGATTTAGGTGCTTTATAAGGTTTAGCCCCCTGGGATACTCTATCTGTTAGACCTTTATTTAATCTTTGAAATGAAGAAATTTGTTCTCCGGCAGTTGCATCAGGGTTTTGTGCTGCGATTGCTATAGAATTTTGTAAGCTAGGAAATATTTTACTAGTAAATCCTAACTGTTTAACAAAACTTCCTTGACTTAATTGACCATTATTAGAATTTATTCCATACACATGAATTTGACCTGATTCAGTGTTTTTAGGGGTTGCTCCAGGAATATTATTATCATCGTAAATAATAAAAGAATTAGTAATTTCTTCGTATGTTCCCGAAAATTTATTTATATTTCCTATAGCCCTAGATATACCATCTAATATATTATTTACTAAAGGGCTTAAGGCTACTTTTCCATTATCGTCTTTAGTGGATTCTATAACACTTAAAATAAAATCCATATTTACAGGAATAGCCATTACATCCCCTTTAAAGGGGTTTGTATCAACTATAGAAAATAAATCATTATCAATAGGTGTATCAAAAAGAGGATTTTTACCTAAATTGTTGCAGGGGAAAATTCCACTTACTTGTTTTTTTCTTTGTAGGGAAGTATATAAAGGAGAGGAACTTTCTAAAAAACAAACCTTTGGATCAATAGAATTTTGATAGGGATGAGTTAAGAAAAAAGATTCATTATAATTACAATTAATATCTATAATAGGAATTGAATTATCATCATAAAATAAACATTGTTCTTTTAATAACCTTAAAAAACACCCTAAAGTCATATAATATTGAGGGGTTTCTTTATAAGGATTCCCAGGTCCATCTGCTGATTGGTAATCTGCTTTAAAAATTTCATAATCTTTTTCAAAAGAAAACTTATATCCTGCTTGGATAGATTTATTAAACGATGGGTTTACCCCATCATATCCTGTGTCGTTCTCACTATCGTCTTCCTCATACATAGAAGCAAAATTGCCACTATACCTCCCACTACTTATAGTATATTCTTGATTTTTTAGGGTTTCTTTCCAAGTTTGAATTAAATTTGAAAGAACGTTTCCTTTAGGATTAGAAGGTTGGGGAGAAGTAGTTATATTGTTATCACTAGGGTGGTTAGTTCTAAGAGAATCAATTAAACCTCCTCTAGTTATTACTGTTAAATCAATTTTATAAGTTCCATCAGAATTAAAATTCCAATTAAAATTACTAATGTATCCTATAAACCCATCATAATTATAGTCTGTGTGTTGTCTTTCTTGTTGAATGCTATTAATAATATCTGTAAATTTAGAAGTACCTTCTATAAATTGGTTAAATGGGGGTGTGGAAAAGCTGTTTCTTTGTTGAAGAATTTTGTTATTATCAAAATACATCACATGCCCCCACTCAACTAATATTGTAAATCCTAAACGCAAATATAAAGCTTCTATTATTCTAAATTGATCAGGATTATGAGCTATTATACTTAAATTAGCTTTTCTTATAGCTCCTCTATTTAAATCAGTAATAGTTAAAGATTCAACTCCCGGAGGGGGAGAGTATCCCCATCGATTTGAAAATCCTCCAAATCCGTAGGTTGATTGAACAGTATTATCCAATCTAGTATTATTAGAGGGCAATGCTGAGTCAGGGAGAATTCCTGTGCTAGGAGTAGTGGGACCAAAAAGAACAGCATTTTTAGCAAATCTATTAGCTCCTCCTTCCGCATTAAAGTCATTTAATCCTGCTAAATCTATGTCATTAACATTTACACTAGAAGCAACTCTTAACCAGGAAGAATTACTATTAGTATACATGATATCATCAGCATCTAATTGAGTTTTACCTAATTTTTCTTGTCTAACTTTTATTTGTTGAATTAAATTAGGTTCTAAATTTTCTCCTATAATACCCATTATGTATTAAATTGGTTAAATAAATTAACAGCTTGATCTATATTTGAGGGGATGCGGAGTTGGGTCCCTGGGGGGAGATGAAAGGAATTTTGAGGAAGGGATTTATTAGAAGAAGATATTATCCACCATAATTTAGGATCCCCATAAAACTGATCTGCTAATAAATCTAATCTATCACCTTTGGATGTCAAAACATAAATATCATTTTCAGATAAAGGAATTTTAGGATAAAAAACTGTAGAATAAAATTTAGCCCCATTATTATCCTGGGGGTTTGAGATGACTGGTATACGTGAATATCTTCCCATAAGCCTTAATTTGATGAATTAACTTGATTTGAATTTTTTCGAGCTTCAAAGGTAGAATCATAACCCGAAGCATTAGTTCCCATACTAATATAATTTTCATCAGGGCGGGCAAATTCTCCTTTAGCATATTTAGGAGAAACTGATCTTTCTAAGAAATTAGAAATAGGAGTGAATTGAAATTGACTAACATTGATCATTTGGGGGAGTTGAAAAGAATTAGGGTCTTCGTTACCTTCTAAATCTCTTCCTATATCCCATGAGGCTTCATCAGGAATGGTAAAATTTACAGCATTTAAAATTCCCATAGTATTATTAAGATAATCTCCTACTGTTAATTTAATTAAATTTCCTCTCATAAATCCTCCTGGGGAGTAATTGGGGGTTATTATGGAAGCAAGATAGTTTAATTTATCATATATAAAAGCTTGTTCATACCTAGAATGTACGGCAATATTAAACCCTAATGAAATCTGTCTAGTAAATCCATTATATTTATAAAAATTATTTCCTCTTCCCATATACTTATAGGATTGCCAATCTGCATTAAAACTATCTGAGAGATTAGAGAAGGAGGCTTTAAAATGAATCCATGTAGTATTTTTAGGATTTGAAGTAGAATCTAAATCTATAACTCCTATATTAAATTTAACACTATCATCATATCCTTTTCCTTTTCTAGCACTTTCATTATTAGATGAATATAAGGGTTGGGCATTTATAGAATCGGGAGCAAATATATTGGGATCATTTTTAGCTAAAGAAGAAAGATTTGTGGTATAATATACTGATTTGTCTCTTATAGAAGCTCCAGGATCACTTTCACCGTAAGTACTAGCTCTATTAAATTGAGTATAATCAGTAGGTTCACCTATTAATTGTTTTCTTTTTTCGTCTGGGATTCCTGTAAAGGCTCTGCTCTCACCTAAGGTAAAAATACTTGCAAAATTAGAAATACCATCACTACTAAATCCCGTGGTTGTTGCTTTTATTCTAGTTCTAAGAAGATCTTGAGTGTATACTAAAGTTTGCTGGGTAGTTTTATTGCGATTGATACCTTCATTGGTATCAGAAAATTTTCTTACTGCTGTTTTTTGCCCTAAAAGAGAATTTGGTCCCCCCATATATTGAAATAATAATTGGGGATCCTCAGAAATCCCAAATATTCCTAAATTACTTCTAAATTGAGTTACACTTAATGAACTTGCTTCTAAATCATCTAATAAAAATTTAAGATTACCAGGTTCATTAGATGGAACTTTAGGATTATTAACTAAAGGAGTAATAATATTTGTTTCGTATAAAAGTAATAATTTATTTTTACTTTCTGTTCCTAATACACTAGTATTATATCCTGCATTTTCGCCTGGGGTGTTTTTAGTTCGGGCAAAATATTTGTCGTTATCATCTATATTTAAAGAACGACCATCTTTAGCAAAATGAAGACCAATAGGATTTACAGCAGCTTGAGCTAAAGTATTAAGAGGATTATATACTCTATCGGGATCAGCTCCTGTTAAAGGATTTTGTTTAGCTAAAAGATTTTGTTTAGCTATAAATAATAACCCATTGGGTGATTTAAGACTACTAAAAAACTTTCCTAATCTAACTTCATCTTGAAGGACTGCAGTTACTGAGCGAGTTCCTCCTCGGATAAGAAAATCATTTCCTAAGAAAGAATTAGCAAAATTTATAGACTTCAGCCTTTCAGGGATATCTTTAGTGAAATAGGGTTGACCACTATTACCACCACCCCTTCTATCCCTCCCATATTTCAGGGAGGTTAGGTCTGATGTCATATTAAGTAGGGGCATTAAATTCTTCCGCTTTGACCTTCAGGGGCTGTGTCAGTGTATTTAGTAGGAGTGTTATCTTTTACATTTAGAGTTGATTCATCTAATTGAGATTCTATTCCATATCCCTCCACTACCCTAGTAGTTTCAGGGCGTTCTCCGTTAGTACCTAATGTAGAATCACCTCCTAATAATTTTTCTAAGATTGATTTGGCCATAATGTTTATTTTTTAAGTTATAAATGGATTTGTTATAAATATTATAAATTATTGAGTTCTGTAAGAAGACATTCCTAACATAGTTCCTACTTTATTTCCATCCATGTTTATTATTCCTCCTTTTTCTACAGCAGTTACTAAACGTTCTAACAATTCTACAGTACGACCATTGTTTTCATTTCCACCTCCCATAGGATTAGTAGCTCCAATTACTACATCATCAGGGCGGAATTTTTGTATAGGTTGACCTGGGCGTGAGATAAAATCTGAGGCCATATCAGGAGCGACTTCCATGCCTCCTCCTTCAGTACTAGCCATTTGTGGAGTTATTCCTGATTCTTCGTTATTTCCAAAAGCTTTAATAGCCATTTGGCCTAAACTTGAAGTGTCTATGTTATCAGATACTAAACCTGCTACATATCTTCCAGCCATATCTCCTAAAACACTTCCTACAAAAGTACCTATACCGGGGACTGGGACAAAGCTTCCTAATACTGAGCCTAAAATACCTCCCCCTAAACCTCCAATAGCATTTACAACTTGGTTACCTACCATTCTAGGGTCTGCACCTCCCCCTGCAGCTTGAGCAAGCATATAAGTTTCGATTGCAGGACCTATAAGTGCCCCAAGATATGGAATTTTTTTAATAAACTTCCCTATGTTAGGTCCTTTTAAAAATTTACCAATTGCTTGTTTGGGGTTTAATTTACCTGCAACATTACTTACTTTGCCTGCTACATTTGAAATCGCACCCCCGGCTTTACCAGCTATGCTTTTAGCTCCTCCTATAACTTTACTAAATAATCCACCACTTTTAGCTGCACCCCCCATTGCTGATGCCGAACCAGCTTTTACAGCTGATGTAGCTGCGGCCCCATATACCTTTTTACCACTTGCTTTCATAATAGCTCCTCCACCTTTAGCGCCTGCGGCAGAGGCGGCACTATCTAAATTACTAGCTATACCTCCTGCGGCCCCAGAAGCCTTTGTTAATGAACTTGTAAGACCCTTAACACCTTTGTTTAAATTTTTTATAATGCCACCACTGCCCTTCATATTTTTCAAGAAATTGAAGGAATCCATTACAAATGAAAGACCTTCCATAACACCTATAGCAGCAGTAAGAAGTCCAATTGCCTTTGTCAATTCTGGGATAGATTTAGATACACTATCCATAGAATCTTTCATCCCAGTAAATACTTCAGGGGACATAGCCTTCATCATCTGATCCTGTACTTTTATTTGTCCTTCACGGAATTTTTCTTCTGCAGTTTGAGCTTTTCGCTTACTAACTAGTTCCTTTTTACCTGAATCTGTTACTAACTTATCTAATTTATTTTGGGTTTGTGCTTTTAAGTCAGCTAATTGTTTTGTTTTTTCTTCTTCAGTTGCAGCACTTTCTAATATGGCTTTTTTAGCTTCAGCTTCACCAGACATAATTAAATCGTACTTTTTATTGACAGCATCGTCTAGATTAGCTGCACCATCAACTTGAAGTTGGTTTAAAGCACTTTGATCCTTAAACATAGTTGCCATTTCGCCTCGACTCATACCCATTGCTTTAGCAATAGATTCTTGCTCGATACGATTCATTTTATTGAACTTATTAGCCGTAATGCCTTGTTTTGATATTTCTTTAGCCATTCCTACCAAATCACCATCTAAGGCCATTTGTCTAGCTTTTTCTAAGTTAAGATCTTTTCCAAGTAAAAGTTCTGCTTCTAACTCATTAGCAATGGATTGTTCAAAATCTAATAGGCTGCCTGCGATCCCGTCCATTTGGTCTAGACTTAATCCCATTTTTTTAGCTTCAAATGCTGCTTTAGCTAAACTAAATCCCTGTGCCTCTAATGAAAATTTAACAGCATCTGAGGTTTGGTTGATGTCTTTTAATATACCTTTATAATCAAGTGCAGTATCATTTTGGGCATTTAATACTTTAACAGTACCAATAGCACTATCTGTAAAATCTTCAAAGCTTTGACCAGTAGCTAATGCAAATTTATTTAAATTACCTGCTTCATCTGCTGAAAATCCTAATTGTTTAGTTAATGTAGCAAATGTAGTTAAAGTACTAGCAGACAAATCAGCTGTAGTGCCCAAAGCCGCATTAGCATCATTTAAAGCAGATGTTAAATCTGTAGCTGTAAGGCCTATATTTTCTTGGCCAATATCTATAAACTTTTGTTGAAGTTTAGCTGCTTGAAGAGTACTTACATTTAGATTTTTTTCTAATGTTACTGTAGCTTCATCAAACCTTTTAAATCCTTCAACAGCATTATCCACTACCATAACCATAAATCCTTTAGCAAGGTCTTTAGCAACTCCTTTAGAGGCTTTACCCAAAGCACTCATTCTGTCGTTTGATTCTGCTAACTCCTTATTAAATGTTTCAGCAGCACCCGACATCCCACTAAAGATTTTACCTACAATTGGAATAGATTTAGTAATTTCTGAGAGTCCTTTAAAGGGGTTTGCCCTTTCCATTTTTTCAACAGTCTCTGCTATTTCTTCAAATTGCCCTTTAACTTCTCCGGCAATGCTGTTTTGTTCTTGCAGTTGAACCATAACACCTGCTAAAGCATCTACTTCTCGTAAAGCTGCCTTACCCCCAATATCATATAAAGCATTTATATCCTCTTGAAGAGTTGCTATTTTAGCTGTTCGAGCAGCAGTTTCAGCATCTAACTTAACAATATCTTTTTTAAACTCCTCGTTTTTCTTTAAATCTTTAAGTTGATCCGCAGTTAAACTTTGGAGTTTACTAGCTAATCTATTAGCTTGTGATTGTGAAGATTTAAAACTACTAGCTGTTTCTCCTGTAACCTTAGCAGCATTTTTAGAGGCATTTGCTAGGGCAACACTTACACCACTTAAAGCTTCGTTTAGCCTAGATGCCTCTTTATTTATTTCCCTTAAATTTTTAGGATTTAAATTTTTATCAAATTCCGCCATGGTAATAAATATTCAAAAAGAAAAAGCATCACGAGGATGCTTTTTTTACATTAGTAGAATAAGTAGATTTCTTTATTTGTTTGTTTTTTGACGCTTCTTGCCGTGCAGGCCCCTGAAGCCAGCTTTGGGTTGCATCTTCTTGGTCTGAGTTGTTTTGTTTATCATAATGTTCCTTTATTTTATGGAATGTAAATTTACGAAGCCAAGTAGGCATTTGATAAACATCTCCCCAAGAATACCCTCCCTGTCCGTGAAATACTATTTCGTGAATTTGACTAAATAGATTTTGACGGATTATGGGTGCTGATTCAGGCGTCAGGCCAAAAAAACCCTAGCTCGATGGGGAGTTTTACCGATTCATCTTCCCCATCGGTGGTCACTACCGTAACATCCATATCGATATCGGGAGTGATTTGACTATAGTAATTTCTAAATTCTCTAAGGTCTTTAGCTAAAAAATAATTATTAATAAATTCTCTAACATCTTTCCTTTCAGTAGAACCATTTATAGATTTAATAGTATGTGCTAATCTCGTAGTAACCTCTGCTGAGTTTGTTTTACTGAGTTTCTTTAGTCCTTTTAATTCTGCTTCAATTTTCTTTTCATCATGTCCCGTTAAAAGTTTAAAAGTAACTTCGTTTTTAGTGTGGGGTAACGTAAAAGAAAATTCATTTTTTTTATCTATGAAAAGACTTTCATCAATTGCTTTGTTTTCTAGGGATGCTAAATTGATTTCTTGCGCTATACCATCGTATATAATCTCATATTTTGCACCATACGCCAAAATCCGTGCAGCAATCATAATTGCGTTTTTATCACCCACTAATAAATCATCAAAATTACATTTTGTTACAATTAATGATTGGAGGAGTTTGTCAATTACTGACCCGTTTTTGATATAATTTTGGTTAGTTAAGATATCTTCTTCTTTAGCAGTCATGTATTTTATTTCTACTTTCCCTTCTGCTAAAGGATGATCTTTAGGATAAAGTAAGCCTTTTGAAGGTAGCTCTATAACCTCTGTTGGTAAATTAAATTGTGTGTCACTCATTGTTAATAACTTTATTTGTTTGATATAAATATATAATAAAAACAAAGGAGCGCACTTTCGTGCGCTCCTTCTTTATGGTATTTTGGCTTGTATTAGAAATTCAACACTGCATAATCAAGAGCAAGTGTTAATGAGATTTCTGAGGGTTCTGCGTTATCGTAATTAAAATCTCCAAAAGTTGCTGCTGTAATAAGAGCACCTTTAAGGACCCACTCACTTACTATATCACCTACAGGACCTAAAAGGTTAAGGGTTAAATCTTTTTTATAAAAATCAGAGTAACCATCTCTACCTGTTACAGACTCATGTCCTAATCTTACCCATTCCATTACGGTTTGAGCTCCAGAAGGAGTAATAGGATCATGAAGTGTTAAAGTAACATCATTCCAAGTGGTTTTGCCTTTAATTTTACGTAAGACATTAATATAGTTAATTGTAATTGCTTCTTGGCTAACTCCAATTCCGCTAATACCTTTAACGGTATAACTAGGAATGCCATCCATATACAATATGAACCTATTTTGTTGTTTGGGTTCAAATGCTGTGAAAAAAATTTCGTTTGAATCTAATACTGCCATGTGTGTGTTATTTGTTAATAAATATTAGAGATTTTAGTTTTTATTAATTTAAAGTTAAATTTTTATTATTCAGGGAAAGAAGCTCCTGTTGATTGAACATTGAAATTTAAGATTATGAATTCTGCTGTTTTAGTGGGTTGCAAGTATACTTGGCCTACTAACTCATTTCTATCTACAACTGATGGAGTGTTGATAGTTTCATCCATAATAACTTTAAACGCATATAAACCTTGTCTTTGTTGAACCGATTCGAGGTATGGGTTTACAATTGCTAAGAAATTATTTCTAGTAGCTATTGTATTAGCTTCGAATACTATGTTACCCGCTTGCTGGTCTAAGAATTGTTTAATGTTGATTAATAATCTTCTAACATTAATACGGTCAAGAGCAGAAGCTTTAGTTTGAAGTGTTTTTTGGCCAAATACTACTACTCCTGCATTAGGGAATGTAGTAATAGGATTTACTTTATCTTCATAAAGGGTATCTCTATTAGCTTTAGTTAAACTTCTTGCGGTTTTATTTACGGTTGGTAATGCACCTCTATTTAAACCCGCCGGAGCGAACCATGGCTCCCCAACTTTGTCATTATAAGCATATACTCCAGGAATAAACGTAGAAGGTGGTGCCCAATTCAATCTTCCACTTGCTGGGTCATTAGCATTTAACCAAGGGTAGTAAGAAGCAGCGAATGAATTATTAATAGAAGCTGCTTGAGAAGTAACTTCACCAATAGTGGCTGAGTATAAACCTAAATCTATTACTGCAATAAAATCTTGTCTATCTTTAGCGTTATTAAGCAGTATGTTTAATTCAGTTGAATGGTTAGCATAATTCAAACCAGGAGCTACTAATGAAGTGTACTTGTATTGGGGATCATTCAATAAGTAGAAAGATTGAGTATAATCACTACCACTAGCTCCTTGTATGTTACTTGAAATTATATCTTTACCAAATTTAGCACCCGCTGGGAGGGAACCAGTAGCATTAGTAAATCCTTTAGAAGATGCTCCGGTTCCTGTGTTTTGGGGGATGTAGCTTTTAAAGGTTGAATTTCTTACATTACCCTCACTATCTAAATAATTAGGAGTTTCTAAAATATTAGTAACATATACATAATTACTAACATTTGGATAATCTCCTTCTACTTGAACATAAGAGTTTGCAGTACCCGATAAGGCAATAGTACCACGTTGAGTTCCAACTCTTCTTCCAATAAATGAAGGTTCAAAGGGATCAAGTGTTACGTTAGTATATTGTTCAAGGATTATTTTATTGTTATCATCGTCATCACCTCTTCTAATAGTTAAAGTAAATGCTCCTGAGGAAGTGTTTGAGTTAGTAATTTCGTATCTAACATTATTTTTTGATCCTGAGGGGAATAAACCGTTTGAATTAGCTGCTGTTGCCTCACTATTTTGATCAGCACCTTGAGAGATAGTGTTTAGAGTGAATGAATTAATAGAAGCACCACTTCCTGTAACAGTAGATGTTGCAGATGTATATGAAGATGGAGTTACTCTACTAACCAACAGAGAAACTCCTCCATTATTAAAGTAGTTATAAGCTGCTGTTGAAGTAAAGAAAGTAAAAGTACTGCTTGAACTTTCAAGTAAATCTCCAAACTTAGCTACGTAATCATTGTATGAACTAACTAAAGTTGGGATTTCTGAGGGGCCTTTTACAGTAGGGCCTACAAGAGCAGCACCTGCTTCAACTATCCCATCAGGGAGAAATGATTGGTCTGTTTCATTAATGTAAATACCAGGAGAGACGATGTTGTTATTTGCCATGAGTTATTTTTATTTATATTTTGTTATAAATATTTAAAAAGTGTTTAAAATTAACTTTCAGATTTAGTAAAGGTGCCAGAAGTTAAATCTACACTACCATTACCATATTTTGCAGTTAAATCTTGTCCTATTTTGACTTCAGTTTTTTTAAGTTCTTCTATTTGTTCTGTTAAATTTTCTTTTTGTAACTCTAACAATTGAATGTTATATTCTAATTGTCCTAATGAATTAATAATATTAATTTGAGTTTGTTGCAACTGATTAAGAGTATCTAACTCTTCTTGGGATAACTTGGTTTGTTCCATAATTTAAAATTTTGTTTATAAATATATAAGGGAAATCATAAATTAAAGATTATTGTGGAATTTCTGAGGTAGTTTCGGTACTAAATACAATTTTAGAAAAACCATATCCTTTTTTAGGAGAAACTAAATCTTTTTGTATAGTATCTGGGATGAGATATCCTTTAAGGGTAAGGTCAAATGTTGCTTTAACGGTTCTTAGATCAGAATTAGGAGTATTAGTTTCTATATTAAAAGTATCAATTAAAGTACTAAATTTAAACCTTTCGGGATCTCCCCAATACCCGTTAGCGGCATAATTAACTGCTTCTACAATTTTATTTAACTGTTTTATATAGTAAGTATAGATAACACAACTATAAGTTATAGTTACAAAATCAGGAATTACTACAGCATAAAATTCTTTAGAGGGTTTAGTATTATTTAATAAATTAAATTTACTATAAGCATTTTTTTTATTATAAGATTTTTGAAAATACTCAAAATTATTGACGTGGTTTGCATCTAATTTATTTAAAGTAGTATCTGTTTTTATAGAATTTCGTTTTACTACAATAAGGGGGGCCATTATCTTACCCTTATCATCTCTATAATATCCATCTCGTTGAATATCTTTCCATCTTTCAGGGGAACCATATTTTATGGGGACGGGGATTGTTTGACCATTTTGACTAACAGAAGGTTTTATTACATTTTCAAAATAATAAAAAATAGCTTCATCAATATCTTGAATTCCTAAACTAAAAGGTTTAGTAGTATCATCTCTAAAAGAAATTTGTTCCCCTCTATTTAAAGCAAGTGGAGTATTAGGATTTCCTTTATTTAATTTATCATAAGGTTTAATTAAACCTTTACTAATCTCTTCTTGAGATTTAGGGATTGGTATTCTTCCTTTTGTAGCCATTATAATCTTTCTTTAGTAATTCCTAATAAATCTCCAGGCATGTAGTTAGTATTACATATAATTGAAAGACTAGCACCAAATTGCTCCAATCCTGGGTTTAAGGGATTTGTATTGTTAGGATAATCAGGGTTTTTCCCTAAGAAGTATTGGTTAGAATTAATATTGTTAACTTCATAATAGCCTTCTTGATAAAGGATTACATCCCCCACTTCAGGGACTACGTTGGCATCTACTAAATCTGCTCTTAAAAATCTAAATTCAATCCCCCATTTAAAATCTACACCTAAATCACTTTCAGGATATTCTTGATCTTGTCTAGCTATTAGGGTATTAAATATATAAGGGCCTTTAAAATGTCTTCCTTCAGAAGCCTCTCCATATAAATTTACTTTAGTTGCTTCTAATTTATATTTGTAAATTGAACATTGTTGAGTAATAACATCTCCCATCAATTCACGATTGACAGTTTTAAATAAGTTTATATCACGTTGTCTTCCAAATAATGCCATTATCCAACGTATATAGTATAAGGTACTGCTGAAAGATCTTTTTGGAGATATTCAGATTCTTGGGCTTTTTTCTCTAATAATTTAGTTCTCGATGTTTCTCCTAAATAATTTCTTAGCCTTTCTATTAAAGCAGTTTTTTCAGAAGTTGCTGCTGAAATAAGGTCTCCATGGTTTAAGGTAGTATCAGCACCAGGGATTGGAACTACTGTATATTTACCCCTTACATATCCTAACATTTCTTTACA